AAATCCCCTTGATTTATATCAGTCATTTTTTTCCCCTCTGACCGAAGCGAGCATCAAACCTCTGCTTCTCTGTGAGTATATGATCGGAGTAGGTGCAGGGAGGGAAGTGTTTAACTTCCCCGCCCTTGCTGAAAAACAACTCCAAGTCTTTTTCCAATTTATCTCTGACCTGTTGGTTACTCTGAGTCGCCGTCAGCATACTCTTCTCCTATTTTAAATACATCATCCATGCTCATGCCAAGCGCGTCACATATTTCTTTGTAGCGTTTCACAGTCATTCCCCGGTGAGTCAGGGAGTGAGAGTAGTTAGCTGCACTAACCCCTATCTGTTGGGCTACTTTAATATGCTTAATACCCGCGATGGCATGAGCAGTTCGGACTGCCCTTCCTATATGAATAGGCATTTAGCGCTCCTCACAGAACCCAACAACGAAAAGTTATAGCATCGCCATCACTGAGCTTGCGGGTAGATGGTTTCTTTTTCATAGACTTTGCTAAATCTGTAAAACGCTGACGCTCTGCCATAGTGTTTACAAGAATAGAATCACCAGACTTCATCCTTTTTACTATTGGGCGCATAAGCTGACGCAAGCTACTCGGCTTTGAAGAAAATGGGCGAGGCGCAGCAAAATCTGTTTCTATCACATAAGAAGGTTTTGCTTTGTTGGATAAAACGCTTTTAGGTTTAACGGGCTTGCTGTCTTCTATAGTGTAGCTAAGTGTAGGCTCTTGTGGCGACTGAGATTTAGCGATGTCATCCATCAACGACTTATGCTTTTCTGCCGTCATCCTTTCCTTTGGCTCAAGAAAATCCATGCTTAGAACCAAGCACTCTTCAATAATATCTGTGGCGCTTTTGCCTAACTCAATTTTTTTAAACTGAATTTTCTTATAGGTCTCGTCCATTAGGTTGACACTAATTCTCTGCATACCTTCTGGCGCGTAACTTGATTTACTACTATGAGTCTGTTCTTCCTGCTTAGTTTTTCGCGAATTAAAAAATGGCATATCATCCTCCAAGGATAAGGGGGCTTGCACCCCCGATAAATTAAAAGGGTATATCTTCTGAAGCAACCTCCACCCTGGGGGCAGGTGCAGACTGAACATCCTTCGGCTTAACCGATAGGCTCATGTACTTCTTACCGTTCTTAGATTCCTTGAGCCACGAATTCAGCCAGTACTCCTGCCCTGCTACATTGATCGTTCCATTGTAGTCAGCGTGTGTCTCGGCTTCTTTGCGCTCGTTCTTGAACAGTGCGCCACGGTTTGTATCATCGTAATCACTCATCATATTCTCCTACTGAAAGTATTGGTTAACATCTTGTTTGATTCTTAATGCTGCATTGGTTACATGTTCTGCCAATGCTGCTATGTACTCCTCATCGCGTTCTACGCGAACGATCAAAGGTTTCATGGTCTGGTGATAGGACATGAAATCCCACCACGATCTGCCTGTGACCCACAAGCAACCCATGATCTGCTGCAAGTGTTTAGAAGGCACGACTCCTGCCTTCACCCACTCAACATGCGTAGCAGGGGCAGGACATTTGATTTCCAAACCGCCGTCCTCCCCTATCAATCCGTCTGGCGAACAACCTGCGTTAACAGTATCGTGCAGACAGAATCCCACTTCCTGAACAGTCTGACCTGTCAGGGCTTCGTACAATTCACGGGCATCTGGTTCTAACTCAGTGCCGCGCTTCATGTGTTCGTTGACGTAGACCAAAGTGGTCTCGCCAGTTAACTCTTCAGCGACTAGCTGATTGATGTACGCCTCAACCTGCGTAGACTTGCCCCCCTTTCCGGTGACTATCTTAGAAAACTGTGAGGCAGAGGGGACACCTAGCCTATGAGTGAGCCACTCAGGACTGCCCTGTTCGCACTCAATCAGGCGCATTAGAAGAAATCCTCAGTAGCTTTTGCAGGATGATGCGGATGCTTAGGCTTGGTCGATGCAGCGTTGCCATCGTCATCTTCGGCAGGGATACCTGCAATAGACTGTAAAGCGTACCGTCTAGCGTAGGTGATAGCTGAACCCGCACCGTGAGCATCTAACTTGCCTAGAGGTATTAAGAATTCCTGCTCTAGCCACTCACCGGATGCATGCATTAGGCGTGTAGATACCCCAATGCCACCCTGCCCATTGACGGGGAATTGCACATAGCTCAGGCCATGCTTCGCGAATGGGGCTTTAACTGCTTGTATTACAGCCCCAAGATCAGCGTAGCTAGACTTGAAGAATGGATTGGACGAGCCTTTAACGGCTGCCCCCATCTCCCCCTGTGCCGCAGCCATCGCGGCTGCTAGGTTTGCTATTGATTCAGATTGTTTCATGGTATCCCCCTAGAAATATGTTTGTTCGTGTTGGTCATCGCGAATGCGGTGCATGACCTGCTCGGAAGTCGCATACTCGTGACCGTACACAGCCAGTGCAGTCTCAGCTATGCCGATCTCGCGAGTGGCAACATCCTTAATAAAAGACATGACAGCATCGCGCATCTCGCTGCGAAAGATCCCAGCATAGGTGAGGGTGTCAGATTTGTTGGTGACTAACTTATGGATGCAGCCGCGAAGGACTTCGGGGTCGGCATGGTAGAGCATGATGTCACACAGATACTCATTGGCATCTGCGTCATGCAGGACAGAGAAGATCATCTTGTTGATGTCATCTTGGGGTACTACGTCCCAATCAATGTCACCGTCAATGAGATATTGTGTTGCAGTTGTCGGCTCAGCGAGCCACTCTTTAATGTATTTCATAGCATCCTCCTCAGAATGTGTAATCATCGTAATATATATTAAATGTCCTTGTCAACAATTGTGTTGAAATAAAATCTTCTAGGCCGATCCTCCTGCTCGGTTAGCTGTAAGCTGTTGTCGTGAAAGTAAAAATTGTATGTTCCCTCCCATCCACCGCTGTGTCTTTGCTTGGCAACAATGAGTTTTTGGTCTTTATGTTTGGCTAAAAATTCCTGCTGCTTCTCATCTAGTTCGGTCATCTTAGCTAATTCCTTTAGCTGTTTTCGCTTCGCGTTGCTACAAGTTAGCAGGACATTATCAGCCATATCTGTAAGCGTACCTGCCCCGCGAATGGAATACTTGTCGGGTATCCAATTGTCATCTGCCTGTGGGGGCTTCCGAATGTGAGCCACTAATATAATCCCGACATCTAATGTCTTGGCGCAGTGCTGTAGCTTATTCACGAACTCTGTCTCGGCTGCATAATCTTGAAAGCCCGTGCCACATTTCGCCAGGGAATCAACGAAGACATACTTGCAGCCCAGTTCCTTCACGCAATAGTGGATGATGGATAGCACTCGCTCAGGCTTCACTGTGTCTAACTGGTCAAATATGACTAGGTTCTTGTCAACGAACGCTGAGAACTCTTGAATAAATGGCTCGGCGGGTGTGCCATCATCCTTCGTACCTGCGGCTTGCATTAGCATGCGGTACAGGGATTCGCTCGGCTTCATTTCAAGGGACGCGAGGCAGACCTTGGATTCCTTGAGCAGACTTAGGATTATCTCGCCACAGATCAGAGATTTCTTTGAGGCATTAGCGCCACCGAATATGGTTAACTCGCCCTGCCTTAACCGAAACGTGTCATGCGTCTTAGGCCACGGTAGTTTAGCACCCCAGATCTTTTGGCCTTTGGATCGTTCGACCACCTCATCATGCCACCTGCCCGCGCTGTGGATCTGCGAGGCTTCCATCATGCCAGTAAGTTCGAGGTACTGTTCTAATTCCAACCCCTGCGGCAGCTTCATAGCTCAACTCCCCATGACTGTTCGCGAGTAGGGGTCTGCTCTTGCCTACGCTTCTCCCATGTAACGACACAGGCTTTCCATGACTTCATCCTCTCTTTACCGATCTTCCACCCTCGCGCTTCATAGAACGCGATGAACATTTCAGGGTCGATTCCATTGCTGCGAGAGTCACAATACGCCTTCACTTCATCTACGGTCGGGGGTATAGATTGTTCTTTGTTACTTGTTACTTGTATAGTTGTTGCCCTTTGCTTGTCAGTTGCTTGACTCTTGCTTGTCAGTTGCTTGCCCGAATCTTGGTACTGAGCGTAGTTAGTTATTGAAATTATTGAGAATTTATTGGTGGTTTGCTTGGCAATCATGTCGTCTTTTTCAAACCAATCTAGGTACTTTCTCAAACGCCGTATTGAGATGTTTAATCTGGCGCTCGCGGCATTCAAACCGAAGACCAGTTGACCCCGCTTTATGGTTAGCATTCGCCCGTTAAACGAGGTCGCTTTGTCTGTTAAGGACGCAGCCATTAGCAAGTAAATCCATAGTTTCAACGCCTCAGGCTCTTGCCACAGGAAGTTGTCCTGTATTGCCCTGTCTAATCTGATCCATCCATTCATTTTATCCCCCTCGCGCCATTAACTATCCGCTGCGCCTCATAAATATCTGATTTATCTTTCTCAGTAAATGCTACCCCCTCGCGAGAGCATACTGGCACTAATTCTAGCAACCACTCGGCAGACTTCACCTGCTCGCGTGTATGCTTGCTTGCCCTTGGGGTATAGGGTGACCCATCATTAGGGTAGATATCCCGCCACGCAAGCCCTGCTGCCTTTAGAATGGACTCTGCGCTACAGTCCTGAGCAAAACAGTGGAGCAATACCCTATCATCTGCCTCGCGGTATAGAATACTGAGTGAGTGAGACTTGTCATCGTGCGCAGGGCATAAGGCCATAGCCTTGTTTCCCTTGCGCCGCACCCCCTCCAACTTGCTACAAACTAATTCAAAATCAGACATTTATTCCCCCTTGCGGTATATGGGGAGAGCAGTTAACCTGCCTGTGATCGCAATGCATCCTCCTCCCCCTTGTGGTGTGATCAGCTCCCCCGAAAGGGGGGGCGCTTTATTTCAATCCTATCTAGTATATCCCCTATCCTATCTAGGATCGCAGTCTACCGTTAACCCCCTGTAGTTAGGCCATCCATAGGCCATATCGGTTTCAATCCCCAAGCAAACCATCTCGGCATATAGGTTAGACTCCCTTGCCTCTAGCACCTCGCTCGGTTCGAGCAAAGCACCGAGGGCGAATGAGATTATCAAACCCCCCGCGAGAAGTACACATAGATTTCTGCGATTATTTCTCATTCCGTTATCCCCTTTGCATTTTCTTTTGCCCTTGCCACTTCGGCGGGTGTACACATTTCCGCGATTTCGTGCGCTAATTTGAGCGCATCGCCTAGCCTGTTATCCGGTGCTGTTATACATAGCGCGAGCGCCTTGGTTAATGCTGTTTCGTGTGTCATTTTTTATTCCCCTTATACCCTATTGATACCCTATTGATACCCTATTGATACCCTATTAATACCCTATGGTGACCCTATGGTGACCCTATGGTGACCCTATGGTGACCCTATGGTGACCCTATACGCCAATGACGTATAGCGTATTGGCTAAAGTCTGTGATCTTCCATCGCCTCAGCCAGTGTCTCGCAGTAATTGC